GGTCGGCAGAGCTACCTCTACTAATATGGAAGACTGGACTAAAGACGGTGACCCGATATTCGGAGCCAGCGATACTGGCTACGAACGGCAACCCTATCACGGCTACTACTCGGGCAACGCTTTTCGTAACGGTTCAACCGGTCTATTCAATATCGCCGTAGCGGAGTACGGACCTAACAGCGACTACTCCCAATTTCGTTTGTACGAATGTCCTACGTCGGACTTTCCGAGAGATAAGCGGAGGCCGGTTAGCACGATTATGTCTACTCAAGACTTCGAATATCCTAACCAAGAGGTAGACATCCTTTCGTTCGCAGGAGATGATATCCGCAACCAAGAGTTTACTCAGGCCGGAGAGATCAGAGCCTACTTCGGTTGTAAGCACGATGGGACTTGGAGTATCGCCGTTATGAAACAACCGTCGATGCTAGAAGCTCTACGCTGGGTACCGAATATCGCAGAAAGGCTCACGCCGTTCCTAGATAGTCAACGCTGGGATAAAGCAACTGAAGAGATACTTACGACGGCTAGAACGGAGAGCTACGCAAGTCAAGGAAGTGAAGCTTCAGTCGTTGAACTGCTTTACATGCTTCAGCAGTTCCTAACTCAGTTTGCTATAACAAACGGAAGGAGAACAGTCTACCAACTCGATGGAACCTCAATAGCAGGTAAGTTTGACTACAACCACGTCTCCAATCCTACTTCGCTGGAGAGAGTCGAATGAGTATAGCTAGTGTAGTTCTTAACGGGATGGGACCTTGGGGTGTAGGTAGTATTTATCTGGTAGCTACTATGGGGATGTTAGATAGTACCGACACGGCGTATGACTTCGTTCCTGGAGTAGAGTTAACCGTAGAGGATAACCGCCCTCATTATCTTCTCCAGGATAATCGGCCCCAACTTACAGTAGAGGATAACCGCCCCCACGAGACAGTAGAGGATAACCGACCCCACTACAGCGTACCGGATAACCGCCCCCATCTATCGGTTAGGGAGACAAGCCAATGACTTTAGAATTGTCTGAAATATTTACGCTAAGTGAAGGAGATACCGAAGCGGTAGCCCTCGACTACTCCGACTGGTTGGACGAAGGAGAGCTACTTACTGGTACTCCTACAGTCGTAGAAGTTACCACGACAGACCTTACCCTAGCTAGCAAAAGAGTTAATACAACTGCTTTTGAGCACGCTCATACGGGTAACCAAGTGGCTGTAGGACAAGCGGTTCAGTTTACCGTTACAGGAGGTAGTTCAAGCAGTAGCCCTTACTCAATAAAGGTGACGGTGTCTACGGACGCTACGCCTGCGCGTACGAAAGAGGTTATTGTAAAACTGAACTTTACGTAGTATGGAACGTATAGATTCTCGTGGAATGGCTAGCAGATCTTTGGAACAAGCTAAACTAATAGAACGGGTTAAGAAGTTAGAAACGAAGCTGGACGAAGTTTCGACGAAGTTAGATGAGCTCAGGAGTTGGTTAGAGAGGGTTCAACGGGATGGCTGTAATTGTAGACAGTAAAGGGGTAGACAAAGCTATAAAGAAGCTCCGCCTCAAAGCTCGTAAAGAGAATCGTGAGGACGTTATCGTAGCGTATACTCAGAACTACGCTATGCACGTCCACGAGAATCTAGGAGCCTACCATCACGTAGGGCAAGCGAAGTTCCTAGAGAAACCTTTCAGGGAACTAGGACGAGAACTAGTCAGGCTTATCGCGTCAGTTTACAAGCAGAGGGGTTCACTAACAGATGCTCTAGTCTACGCAGGATTACGGCTACAAAGGGAAAGCCAACTGCTAACGCCGGTAGATACCGGAGCGTTAAAGGCCAGTGCCTATACCGCGAAAGAGTCTAACGCCCAAGCGGCTGCGGGTAGAGCTTGGGCTGAATCAGAACAGAAGAAACATGGAGCGGACCCATACCGCTAAAGGAGATAAACGATGACTGGCTTTTTATTCCATTCGCCCGCAGAGGTAATCCACCAAGCTCTGTTAGATTTATCCCTAGCCAACGAGCCTAGCTACGGCTACGATTGGCCTGCTTTCGTAGACCACCTACCGGAAGAAGACGACGATTCCATCTGCGTCTATAACACCGAAGGTACGATACAAGGTAGAATCCAACACGACGGAGAGCCAGTAGAGTTTCACGGCATTCAAGTAGCCGTACGCTCCGCTGGTAAAGCGAACGGGCGTCTCAAGGCTCATCGGATAGCTAGAGCGTTAGATACTCAGGTACGGCGTACGGAAGTGACGGTGGGGTCGGTACTCTACCTAATCCAATCGTTTAACCGAACAACCGAAGTCGTCTCTGCCGGCTTCGATAAAGATACGAGAAGACACTTACATACCATCAACGGTACGTTAAGCGTAATACAGACTGGAACCGGTTCTTCATCATAGGAGATAAACTATGGTAACCACAAGTAGAGGTACTCCCGTCGGTACCAAGTTGGGGGACGGCTATCAATGTTTGATCGCGTTCGCCCAAGACGCAGACGTTAGCCTTTGGGAAAAGGCAGTAACTCCTCCGGGAATAGACGGTGGTGACGCAGTCGAAACTTCGACGATGCATAACACTACCTACCGAACGAAGGCAGCCCGACAGTTGAAGGAGCTTACCGATGCTTCCTTTACTGCGGCTTATGATCCTGCCGTCTACGATCAGATCGTCGCGTTGATTAACGTCGAAGGTTGGATCACGATTCATTTTCCGGACGGTTCTACCCTTGACTTTATGGGTTACCTCAAGAGCTTCGCTCCAGGAGAAATTGTCGAGGGTTCCCAACCCGAAGCTGAGTGCGAGATTGTCTGTACGAACGAGAATAGCACCGGAGCTGAGACTGGACCGACCTATACCGCGTAGGGCCGCCGGTAGGTGCTCCCTAGGCTCCTGTATTCCCGCACGGGAGCCTAGGGCATTTTTATTAGCGGGTATCTACTAGGAGCGGCAAATGACCGATCTAATTCAAGGTATCGAGTTTGATTCGTTGGAACCTATTCGCGTACCCGTTAAGCTCGCAGGAAAGCACTACGTCCTGAGAGAAGCTACGGGTCACGTGGCGGCCCAATATAAGAATAAGCTCATGGCGTCTACGGAGCTTGGTCCTGACTCAAAGCCGGTAAAGGTTAGAAACCTTGCCGACCTCGACCCATGGATCGTAGCGAACTGTCTTAGGGATGAGAACGATCTACCCGTCAAAGAGCAGACGGTACGTAGTTGGCCGAGCCATATCGTTGAAGCGTTAGCTACTAGAGCTAAACGTATCAGCGGCATCGATACCTCCGACGAAGACGAAGAAGAAACAAAAAACGAGTAAAGGCTTGGGACGGTTGGTTTAGACTCGCCAAGTTTTTGGGTATGTCGTTAGGCGAGTGTATGGATAAGGTTAGTTCTAGGGAGTACGAACTTTGGCAGGAGTGGTTTAAGCTCGATGCTAATTCGCCCAGTAGAACCGATCACTATCTGATGCAGATTACTCAAGACATACGCGGTCTATTCGCCAAACGTAGACCCAAGCTAGATGATTGTAAAATCAAGTTCGAATGGTCCGACGACGATAAGCCAAAAGGTATCGGACCGAACTTGATGAAAGCGGCTAAGTCCGTTTGGTTTGCTCGCAGCGGTTATAAGGGACCCAAGTAATGGCGTCTACTCAAAACGTCGGAAACCTACTAGTCAAACTTCTAGGTGACGACAGCCAATATCAGAAGATGCTTAAGAAGGTAAGTGCCTCTACGATGCGTTGGGGTAAGCAACTTACCATGGCCGTAACCGGTCCCATTCTGGCTGGTCGTGGATTAGCTGTTAAAGCGTTCGCAGACTTCGATCAAGCTATGGTAGAGTCTACCTCTATCATGTCTGCTAGTGAAGAGCAAACTAAGCGGATGGAACAAACCGCTCTTAACTTGTCTAAAACTTCTACGAAAGGTCCAGCTGAACTTGCGAAGTCTTACTACTTCCTAGCCTCTGCCGGTTTAGACGCAGAGAAGTCTATGGCGGCGTTACCTACGGTGATAGACTTCGCAACGGCTGGAGCTTTTGATATGGCCCAAGCTACCGACTTACTTACCGACGCCCAAACGGCGTTAGGTATAGAAGTTGACGACGCTGGCGCAAATATGAGAGGTCTTGGAGACCATATCGTTTTAGCCGCACGACAAGCCAACGCATCCGTACAACAGTTTTCTGAGTCTATTACGGCTGACGCGGGTGTAGCTGCTAGAAACTTCGGTATGGAAATCGAAACGACGATGGCCGTGCTAGGTGCCTACGCCTCTGCCGGTAAGAAGGGTGCTGAGGGCGGTAACCTTATGGGCCGTGCTACTCGGTTGCTTACTAAGGCATCTAGAGAAAATGGAGAGGCGTTTAAGAAGTATGGTATCGATGTAGTCGACAAGTCTACGGGTAAGTATCGAAACTTCATCGAGATCATAGGAGATATGGAGAAGGCATTCGAGGATATGCCTGAACCTATTCGGGACGCTGCTCTAGAAGAACTTGGATTCGCTGCGTTGGCCCAGAAGTCAATTACGCCGTTACTTGGTATGACCGACGTGATGAAGGAGTTTGAAGCCGGTCAGAGAAAAGCAGCCGACACGATGGAAGAAGTGAAGGAAAAGCAGATGAAATCCTTCGCTAACCAGTGGAAGCTACTTAAGAACGAAGTCACGGTGGCGATGATCGAGATAGGTAAAATTCTTGCTCCGACTCTTATGAAGTTGAGGGAACTACTTTCCAAAGCTATCAAAGAATGGTCGAAGCTATCACCCGAAGTAAAGAAGAACGCCGTAGCCGTCACTGGTGTCGTGGCGGCTATCGGTCCAGCGTTGATAAGTTTCTCGCTGATGGTTACCGCCGTCAAGTCCGTAGGTACCAGCGTACTCTTTATGACGAAAGCGTTTCAAGCGGCAAAAACTATGCTAACTTCGTTAACGGTTACGACTCAGATTGCTACCGTTACCATGGGAGGTCTTAAGAAAGCTATCACCGCTGTAAAGATCGGGCTAGCTACTATGCTGGGTCCAATCAGTCTAACTATCGCAGCGGTAACTGCTATCATAGCCGTCGTTATCGAAATGACTGTAGGTTGGGATGGAGCGTTAGAGGCTATAAAGAACTGGGCTAAAGTAGGTCTTGGGTTTATACAAAACTTTTCGACTAACGTTAAGATCCTTTGGGACTGGCTCAAAGAGAATTGGCTTAAGCTCCTTAAGGCTTTGGTTGTGGCTTGGGCTAAGACACAACTCTTTCTCTGGAAGTCCGTAGCCGCAGCCTTTCGTATCATCCTACGCATCGTCATAACCGCATGGGGAGCTTGGTTGAAAATCCAAGCCAAAGCCATCCAGTTTATGTTTAAGATGATCGCCAAGATACCAGGGTTCATTGCTAAGGTATTTATGAGCGTCCTCAAAATAATCTGGTCGGTACTTTCTAAAATACCAGCGATGGTAGGCACCGTATTCAAAGCGGCGTGGGGAGTAATCAAAGCTCTACCTGGATTAGTATTCAAAGCGGTAGGTGCTATCATCAGCGGCATCGTTAAGATGTTTAAGGCTTGGGTCAACTTTCAAGTTACTATCTTCAAGAAACTCTTCACCGGAGACTTAGTAAAGTGGGCTTGGGAAGGTCTCAAGTCTGTGCTTACTTTCTTCGCGGACATGGCGAAGAAGGGATGGGATATTCTTAAGAGCATCTTCACCGGAGAGTGGGTAGACTTAGGGAAGTTTGGAGACGACTTTAAGACCGGTTTTGAAGAAGGTACTAACCCAGCCGGTCTAATGGATCAAGTTAAAAAGATTATCGAAGAAGAAACCGCTGGCCTAGAGAATCCCCTCAACGGTGTCTTCGACGACTTAGATATGCCGGAGTTCGAGACGGAGTTTGCGGGTATGGCGAATGAGGTCGGTGATCTAGCTGGAGAGAATCTCGCCAAAGGCACAGGTGATCCGACTAACTATGGAGAAGTCTTCAACGGAGTTAAAGGCTTTCTAGGAGACGTCTGGGATGAAGCTAACAAGATGGCGATAGACGGAGTAAAGACGGGCACCGACAAAGCCGGAGAGATGGCGGACGCTACCAAGAAGAAACTTCAAGAAGTTTTCGTTGGACCCAACGCAGCCGTTACTAAGGGAAGTCAAGAATACTACGACTTACTCTCTAAGGTACAGCCAGCGACTACTCCAGCTACGGCTACGCCGGTTCAATCCGCCGAAGCTACTAATCAGAAACAACTGACGGTCACCGAGCACATTTCTAGGGGTATTAGCGAACTCGTAAAGCTAACCCAAAAGATGGTAAC